CGAGACGCTCTGAATGACATTGAAGTCTTTTGTCAGGACACCGCTCAGATCGTGAGGACTGTTCTTCGCCCGGTCGACCTTGCTGATCAGGTCGTCGAGCTTCTTGATCGTGTTCAGACCGGGATTTGCTTTCTCCCATGACATCGGATTCAGATATTCGTTCTTCTCGTCGAGTTCATACAGAATCGGGAGAAACCGATCGTCGCTGATCGTCCCGTCACAGACCCCGCAAGCGTATTTATACAGATCATCGAAGATCGTCTCTCTGATCGTCCCGGCGGTCGTGATCGAGATGAACAGAGGTTGTCTCCTCGCTGACTGACTCTGTTTCATGACCTCATAGAGGTTTCGGTCTCTGATCGAATGAAGCTCGTCGACGATGACGAGAGAAGCGTTCAGTCCGTCCAGCGTGTCAGAGTTCTTCCCGAGCGGTTGAAACTTGCTGAAGGTCAGCGGAAAATATAGGTCAGACTTCCGCTTCTTCGTGATCCCGATCAGGTCGGGAGACTGTCGAACCATGTTGAGAGCTTCAGTGAAGACGATCTTCGCCTGATCTTTCTTCGTTGCGACAGAATAGACCTCCGCTCCCGGTTCACCGTCAGCGATCAGACAATAGAGAGCGAGACCCGACAGGAGGACGCTCTTTCCGTTCTTCCGAGCGACATAGAACATTGTCTCTCGATACTTCCTGAGACCCGTCTGAGCGTCCACAAAACCGAACAGAGCTGAGATGAAAGCCTTTTGAAACAGCTCGAGCTTCAGCGGTTTTCCTGCCCATTCTCCCTTTGAATGACGACAGAACCGTTGAAGAAACTCGATCGGTCTCTCCGCTTTCGCCTGGTCAAAAACGAAACCGTTTTTCGGATTGTGGATGTCGTCCGAGAGTCGCTCATACTGACGGCGAATTCGCTTCGAGACGATCGCTCTCCCTGATCTGATCTCCTCGAGATACTCGTCAACGAAGTTCGACATAGCTGTCACCGCTCTTCAGGAAATCATAAACAGGATTCGACTTCTCCGCTTCGATCGTCTTCCCGGCGAGATCGCAAAGCTGACGATAGAGGAGCGAATACCGCTGAACGGTCGTGTTGTAGCTCTTCAGAGCGGGAGACTCCCGGAGAAACTCCTGTTTCCCCTGTTTGAACTGTTCGATCGTCCCGGTCTTCCTGATCTGATCCTTCAGGATCGAGAGCGTCTCTTTCATGAAGGTCAGCTCTTCGACGATGTTTCGAGCGACAGCTTTTCGATCGTCAGCGACCTTCTCGACAAGCTGATCGAATTCAGTCGAAGTCTCAGTCTTCTTCATCAAAATCACCTCATGTTCATTCATGTCGGGGTCGTCTTCGACCCCTCCCTCGTCTGAGTTTCCCCGGAGAGGTTTTCGAGAGTTCACCCCGCCCCTGTCGCCCCTCTTTGAAATCGTTTGACCGCCCCTTCCCCCGAAACGCTCAGAAACCGCTCTATTTGCCCTTCTGAGACGCTTCTGAGAACGGATGAAGAATCAGTCGTCCGAGGAGCGAGAGCCGTCTTCCTGACGATTCTGAGCGGTCATTTTTTTCAGGAGTTGGGTCAGACCTTCTCGAGCTTTCTCGAAGTCGATCTCTTCAGCGGACTTCTTCACTCCTGAGACATTCCCGTCGTCATCGAACTTTGTGATCGTGTGCTTCAGGAAATGCTCTTTGTTGTGACAGTCCCGACAGAGAGCTTCGAGATTGTCCTGATTCAGAGCGACAGAAGGATCGCCGATGTTGTGAGAGTTCAGATGTCGCTTGTGATGACAAATCTCAGCGACTCCCCCGCACCGCTCACAGATATAATGTCGACTCTTCATGTACATCGTCGACAGCTCCCGCCATCGCTGGGAGGAGTAAAACTGATCAGCGATCTTCCGATATTCGTCAGAGTGCTTCGACATCTCTCGCCTTGATCGTGATCACCTTGAGGAGACTGTCGATCGTCCGCTTCAGAGCGACATCGTCAGCGTGATCGCCGAAATACCACAGTTTCAGAAGAAACCCGCTGACCGTGTCGACGAGCGGTTCTTCACCTTGAGCGTCGAGAGACATCCCTGTCGTGACCTCAATATAATTCGGGATTGCGTCGAGGAGACTTGTGATCAGAGCGTCATTGTCGCCGGGATTGACCCGGAGGACATCATAAGCGTCGGTTAGTGTCATCATAATCGATTCACCTCATCTTGATTGATAGCAAGAGAGCGGAGAGTTTTTGACGCTCTCCGCTCCTTGAAAGGAGGTCTCAGCGAAGTTTGAACCTTCACCGAAAGGCTCCGCTCGACTCGATCAGGCGACAGAGTCGTCGATCATCCGTTCGCCGATCCGCTTCAGCTTTTCACTCTCCAGTGATCCGCTGATCCTGACGAGCGAGTCGGAGAGAGTCGTGATCAGGGAAGAAGTCTCGACAAGTGAGGAGGACTCACCTTGAGGAGTAAAGACCCCGATCAGAGGACAGAAAATGTATACTCAGGTCGGTCGAATACCGCTAAACTCCCGACCTTAGTACCTGATTAAGAGTTCCCCTGAGAAGCGGGTTTCGCAATCTTGACGAAAGCTTCAGGGACGAGAACCTGAATGTCAGCGATCGCCATTCCCCGATAGTCGATCCGACCGCTCTTGAAGGAACTCTGAGAGGACGCTTCGACAGCGATACCGTCGACGAGGTTGTATCCGAGATACTTGAAGTTCCCGAAATAAATCTCGTTGTCGCCGATGTTGTCGTCGATCACGACCTCGACTCCGAGGAGCTTTCCGATCTTGTCGTTCTGAGCGTCGATCACGAACAGAGGACGCTTGTTGCTGTCGGTCAGGGAATAGACGCTGTTATACAGAGTCTTGTTGTTCATAGCGAAGACAGCTCCGTTCGCATAGCCCCGCTTCAGGGAAGCCATACCGGAGACGATGTCCGCATAGGTCAGAGCGTTGCTCGTTCCGCTCCACTCGACGAGATTCCCGCCGGCGACGGAGAAAGTGATCGAAGCGAGACCCTTGACCGGGATCGTGGAATTGTCGCCGTTGACGATACCGTCGGCGATCGCTCCGAGAATGTTCTGAGTCAGCTCATCGACGAGATAAGCTTCGAAAGCGTCGATCGACATCTTCTTCACAGAAGCGGAGATCGACAGGACTTTGATCAGCTCGTTGTTCCCGAAAGCGACATAGCTGACAGACGGTTCAGCACTCTCGACGGGAGTTCCTTCAGTATTCCATCCCGCCTTATTCAGAGGAGTCGCCACAGGAACAGCGACCTTCGCCGGGAGAGCGAAAGCACGACAGAACGGGAGAAGACCTCCGATCGTCCGAGCCTTCTGAATGACCTCGTTCAGAGTGTGAGTCGGGATGACCCCGGCGACCTCGCTGACCGTGGAATAAGCGTCAGCACGATGTTCAGCCTGAACACGATCCCACATCCGGGACTCAGCGTCAGTCAGATCACGACCAAGGAGCTTCTTGAAGAAAGCTGAACGATACTCTTCAGAGCTGACAGCGTCCTTCACTTCAGCGGTCTTCTCGATGTCCTGACCGCCGATCAGCTTGAAAGCGGAGCGGGACTCAGGACGGGACATCTTCTCATCGTTGTTCCGCTTCGCCTGAGCGATCCCGGTCAGCTCGATGTTCAGGGACTGAATATCGACATTCTCGTCGGTCTCGATCAGCTTGTTGATCTCAGAAGCTCTCGCTTCGAGCTGGTCGTTCGTGAAGTTCTTATAAGCGTTGAACGCTTCAGAAACAGTCTTGAATTTCATTTGATTTCACCTCATTTTTATTGATTCGATGAGCTTCTTCAGATTCTTGATCCTGTCGAACCGCTTGTCGCCGTCCTCGATCTGTTTCCTCGCTTCTACCGAAGTCGATTGATAAGCCGGGAACGGGACGACAGAACATTCATAGACCTTTTCGATCCGATGAATCGTCCGAGTGTTCGTCCGAGGATCATAAGTGTCTCCCCCGTCAGGGACTTTGAAAGCGAAGCTCATCCCGTCGAGATCATGACGCTTGATCGCTTCATAGACCTCTCTTCCGAAGTCCGTGTCAGGGAGTGTCGCTCTGATCGTCATTCCTGCCGGGTCGACTCTCAGAGACATCGTTTTCGGAGTTCTTGCGAGCGGGACTTGATTCAGATCGTGATTATACAGAAGTCTCACATCGCTCAGATCACAATCGTCGAGAGCTGTTCTCTCGATGATCTCCGAATAAGACCCTACCGGGTCATTGATCTTCGTCGCCTGGTCGAAAACTATCGCTCGACCTTCGATGATCAGTCCGTCGCTGACAGGATCGCTCCTGACATCGATGACCGCCGTCCTGAATTCCTTCACTTGAGTTTCACCTCTACTTCGTCATAGCTCCATCCCGTGAACGAGAATCCGATCGCCGGGACTCCTCGATCATTGAGACCGTAACTGATCCCGGCGAGGTCGTCGTCAGGATCGTTCACCCGGTCGAGACCGTCGAGGAGGATCGTTCTCAGCTCGTTTTTCGTGACCTTGATCTCATCGATCGTCCCGTCTTCGAGCAACATTTCGAGACTCACTTCTGATCGCCGTCCTTCTTCTTGAGGTTGAGCTGATAAGCGTTCGCCTGATCAGCGTCGATCATGTTGAGAGCCTGAAGTCGACGATCCCCGTCAGCGACCGCCGGGAGATTGAGAATCTCGAGAGCCTGATTCACCGTCAGGAGTCCCATCGGCATGAGCTGAGCGATCAGATTGACTTTCGTCGAGTTCGAAGTGAACTGAAGTCGACCGCTCTCGAAGATGATCTCATTCCCGAAAGACATTTCTCGTTCCGTGAAGACCTTCGCTGTCATCTCCTGAGATAAAGCCGTTGCGATCGGTTCGATCGTCGACTCATAGAAAGCGGAGAACTGATCCTCTGTATATGAGGAGCTGACGATCTGTTCGCTCGTCCCCACATAGTCGAAAATCTTGTCTCTGATCGCTTTCGCCTGATCAGCGTTCAGGATCAGCGGTTTCGACTCGATCGGTTCATAGGTCATCTTCTCATCGACAGCGATGACCCCGCCGTCGTTCCCGATCTGAAGATAGTCAGCGACGAAAGCTTCTTTCTCTTTCTTCAGCTTCTCAGGAGAGAGGAGCTGAGTGAACTTCAGAATACCTCTGATCGTCGCTCCTGACTTGATCCCGGCGATGATCCCGTCGTTCTGAGTCTGAGCAAGCTCGAGGCCGGGAGCGATCGCTGAATTGTCAGCTCCGAGGAGATCGTCTTTGAAGAAACGTCTCAGATGAATGATGTCAGAATAAGGGAGATGAACCTTCGACCCGTCTTTCAGGGAGAAGGAACAGAACAGTCTCCCGATCTGATCCGTGACGATGTCAACATGAACCGCTCCGATCGGATAGAACCCGACGACATCTCCTCGATCATTCCTGTCGATGAAAGCGAAACTGTTATTGAACAGGAACAGCTTCGTCACCATGTTATAAATGAAGTCGTATGACGACATCAGAGGATTCGGTCTGACCTGAAGAAGTCTGTTCAGCCGGGAGTCGCCGATCTCCTGTTTGTGATCGGGATATCTGACGACATGACTCCCCTTCAGCTTTCCAGCGTTCCGAGCGATCGAGTCGACCGCTTCTCTGACGACATCATTCGAA